GCTTCTGCTGCTGGGCGCATCTCTTTGATGATCTGTAAAACCTTGTCCAGCAGTTGCGCGTTTACTGCTTCCAGTCGGCGCAGTTCGGCGGCTGCGGCTCGGCGCGGCGGGTATTCTTTTTCTTCCAAGGCATCAGCCAGTCGCAGGGCTTCGGGTTGTTGGGTCATGTGTTCTTCTCCTTTATGCCGTGCGCTGCTTCGACGGCGCGGGCGAACTTGACGATGTCTTTGGCGAGCCGTGGCTCCTCTGCCGGATGAAACGGCCACAGGGCTTGGTATTGCCGCCAGATAGCCTCATCCGTCAGCGGCTGGCGCTGTGCTGCGGGTGGAATGGCGTTCTTTTTACACAGCATGGCATCGGCCCACACCATGCCCTTAATGAAAAAATCATGGTCATACATGGGGTCATCGCCATCAGGCATGTCGCTTGGTTTTAAGCCAAGCCACGCCACCGGCTCCTGCTTTTCAGCCTCTGCGATGGCGGCGCGGAGCTTGCCAGCCGCTACGGACATCATTGCATATGCTTTCGCATCTTCTTGGCTATCCGATGCGTTCTTGTACACATCCCATGCCTCAAGCGCCTGCTTCATTGCTTCGATGCTCATTCCAAAGCCCTCCATCTGCTCTTAGGTTCACTGGCCCGCTGGACGTAGAAGTGAATCAGGAAGTTGAAGACCTGTGTGTACGTCATCTTCACCCCCGTGTCGCGCTCCAGCCTGTCCCTGATCTTGTCAATGTCGGGTGAGACTGGGATGGTGATGCGCTTGGTCATTTCTTCTCCCTCGCCTTGAGCATGGCATCGGCTACTTTCCACGCGGACTCTTCAATCCAAGACTGCCCAGCCCTCAAAATCTGTTCTTGAAGTTTTGGGTTTGCCAGCATTCCCTGCATCGCCTTGATGGCAGCGTAATCGCGCAGTGTCATGTTGATGGCGTGGTCTTTGGTGAGGTAGACCGGCTCGGGCCAGCGCTGCTCTTCGGTCATTGCACCCTCCACGTTGACACCGACTCAAGATCTTTGGTCTCAACCTCAACCGGCGGGCGCGTTTCGCTAGGCGGCACCCAGCCATACTTGCGCCATGTCTTTTGCACATCAGCGCCCGGTGTCCACACGAACTCAGGATGGCCAATGGGAATCCAGGGGTCAGTTCTCTTTGCGTTCATTTGCCTTCTCCTTGAAGTGTTCCTCTGCAAGTCTGTCCTGCTCCCTGTCATAGGCGTCAGAAGCCAAGTTATCAAGCTCATCTTGCGCCTCCTCCCAGGACATCCCGTTCTCCATAAGCTTCAGTCGTAAGCCGTCTTCCGTTCCGTTCATTTCTCCAGCTCCTGAATCCGCTCCGTCAAGATGGCACCGATATCCTTGCCCTTGACGGCAACCATCTGGGCTTCTTCACACTCGTAGACCACCTTTGCAGCATCCCTGATGCCCTTCTTGTAACCACTTATAAAGGCGTCGTTGCCGTCCAGCATCATGACAACTGCATCGCGCACCATGCCGGAGGCTTGCCTGTTCTTGGCCATAGCCTTGAGCCGGGTGTAATGCTCTGCCGGAAGGTAGACAGAGTATGGGATTAACCGTTTTTCCATTTCATAAACTCCATGTGGATTGAGTCAAGACGAATCCTGGCCTCTTGATTTGTTTTAAGCTCCGTCCTAGACCGGACCCCAAGCTGAGACCTCAGCCAGTTGGTTGCCTCTACGTCTGACCCATGCTCAATGAAGCGCTGGTCAAGCAAGTAATTCCAGAACTCAGGACTACGACAGAGAACGCCAGCGATCTTTGTAGCCCTATCGCCAGCGAACTCGTTCTGTCGGTCTGTGGGCCGGTCGTCCCCGTTGAGCCTAACCATGACAACCTGATACCGCGCACCGACGAAGTCCCGAAGAAGATCCTCCGGAATCTCGTCTGGGTGCATACAGAGCGTCAAGACATAGCCCGTCTTGTCCTGCTTGAGGGCTACCTTGACAGCCTCAAACTGCAGGGTTCTCATTTTTCCCACCAGCAAACACAGCCACGCTTACCTTGGTTGCGCTCAGGTCTTGGATTGCCTTGAGTGCAAGGGCCAGCCTCTCGGCGTTTTCGATGGCTTGCTTAAACTCTGGGGTGATCAGCAGATCTGCCGCCTGTTTATAGGCTTTGCCCATCTGCATGACCTCAGACTGCACCCTTTCACTGGCAGCCTTCAGAGAGGACAGATCGTTTTTGATCTCTCCCTTGAAGGACTGGACTGTCTTTCGCAATCCGGTGATTGCATTGATTGCTCTGTCCGAGCTTTCTGTTGCCGCTATTTCTGCTTCCACTGAGGTTCTCCAAATAGTTGACAGGGTCAATACTTCTTCATGGTCGTTTAAGGTTTTCGCATCCCAGGCTACGCCATCACGATATTTGCCTGATGTCATGAAGGCGCTTTGGACGATGCCCTGTATGTCCAAACTAGGAGGCACGGCCTTCCATACTTTCACATCGAAAGCCTGCTCCTTTCCTTCCCACCAAAGCTCACCGGCCCGCACTTGCGACTACCTCGCAGGAGTTGGGTGATACGGTGCCGCACACCAAGGTGCGCTGCTCCTGTACGGTGTCAGCCTTGTATCCCGACAGCTTGTAGGCAATCGGCATGGCGTTCTTAAGGATGCCCAGGGCCGTGACGCCACTGTCGTTTGCTTTAACAATCGCAGCGTCAAAAGCCTCGGCAAACTCATAGAGGAACGTGTCCACATCAAGGGCCGTTGTTTGGATCACAAAGTCACCAGACCCGGCGGTGTCAGAAAAAATCCTCACCATGCTCTTCTCCTTAAAACGGTACGTCTTCGTTTGGGTCTCCTGATACAGGAGCCGGATTGCCCGAGCTTTGATACCCACCCTGTGGTCTCACATACGGGGCAGATGCACTGATAGAAAGACAGTTCTGTCCGTTAATAACCTTGTTCCAGCCGGCAATCTGGATCTTCACCAAGTCATCGCTCGACTTGCTCATCATGTCCTTCAGGAATGCTCGGTCGAGGTGCACATCTCCGCGAACGTCGGGGTGGCTCTGGCTGGCCTTGCGGTCGTTGGGCCACAGGGTTCCGGTGTTGGGTTTTGGTACATAACTCATGGCTGCTCCGTAAATCTGGTTTTGGCTTGGGTAAATTTAGACATCAGACCCTTGAAGAACATGGGGTCATGAGTCTTGACGGTGTCGAACAATTGCTTGTTCTTCTTGAAGATCTGCATCACATCATCCTCGCTAGAGGTTGTGTCAAGCGCGATCTTGCAGGCGTCCTCGATTACCTTGAGCCACTCGCGGACATCACCGCTGGGCTCCAAGGTAACCTTGAGCTGCCACGCCCCAGGCTGGCCCTCGATGACTGTCTGAGGGCGCTTCTTAGGCGGAGGTGCCTGTTCTGCCGGAGGTGCATCGAGGATGTCGTTCTCCACGATCTCCATCGCTGCCAACCAAAGGTAGCGGCGCTGATAGCTCTCAACCGCTCCCAGGTTCTGGATGGGGTGAGCACCCTTGAGGTTGGCCTGAGCCATCGGGCTGGTGATGAGGATCTGACTGTTGTCTTCCAAGTCCAAGATGAGCAGGGTGGCCAGCTCCTCGGTGAAGGAGACAACGCTTGCCAGCTTCAGGTCATGGAAGATGTTCATCGTTTGAGGGATGAAATCCTTCAGCTCAAAGTAGGTGTAGTTGGCGAACTTGTTCTCGCCAGACTTCTTGAGCTCCATCTTGTGAAGGCGCATCCGCGCCTCCATCAGCTTGTTAAATACTGGCATTTATGCCTTTCCTTTGCTGGCAGTTTTGCGCTTGCGATATGGCCCGCGCTTGTATGGAACCCCGTCTTTGCGATAGCCAAACGGAGCGTCAGCCGAGATGGTCACCGTGGGACCGGCTGGCTTCACCTCTGCAGGCTTGTTGATCTCGATGAGCTTCTCAAGGTAGTGCTTTGCCTTGAGCAGATCAGTGACCCCGCCCTTCTCGGCGTGCCGAGAGACGTACTTGATGATGTTGCCCTCAAGGTAACCAAGCTTGTTGGTAACGATAAAGTCCCAAGGCTGGATGCCTTTGGATTTGTAGTGGTCGCCTCCGACCTGAATAGTGTTTACTGACATCTTTACTCCTTTGTTGAGTCAATCCATCCATCTTGATAATCCCGCCACTGTGCGCAGTAGGCGTTCACCGAACAAAAGCTGGCGCAGCGAGTGCGTTCACCGGGGCGGACCTCAACCTCATAGTCCTTGCCCAGCTTGTTCACCACATCGTTTGCTTCTGCCTCGGATTCGTGCAGCGACTTGGCTCGGACGTTGCCCTTCTTGCGCACGGCATAGATGGTGGGCTTTTCCCACATCTCCTCCGGTGTGCATTTGGGCAGCGTCTCGCCGGCCTCCATCGCAAAATCACAGGCCGAATGCTTTGCGATACAGGACTTGACGAACTGCTCTCGCTCTTGCATCGACCACAACTTGATGGGCAGCTCCTTGATCGGAGCCCCCGGATATCCTTCCCGGTTGGCTGCATCACGCCGGCTCCAATCCCGGATGATTGCCACGATCCCCAAATCCCGGACGGGGATGCCTTTGATCTTCTCCACCAAGAAGGCGTAGATGTTGAGCTGCTGCTCCCACTCCACCTTCTCGTTCATGACCGCCCAGGCTGAGGTGGTCTTGTAGTCCCGGATGCTGATGGTGCCGTCTTCGTTCTTGATCTGGAGGTCCACAGCACCGCTGATGCGCCAGCCATCCACCTCCGCATGGATGCGCTCCTCGATGACATGATGGGGATCCTTGCCATGCTCAAGCACGGAATGCACGGCAGAGCCAAAGATAGACCAGACCATGTCAGCCACATCCTCCTCGAGCTCGTCCTGAAACTTGGCAGTCAGGGCCACGATCTTGGGGCTGTTGATCAGCTGAGTAACCGACAAATTTGCTCGGCCTTTGCTGTACGTCGGGCGGTGCAGCACGTTGACGAACGTCTGCGGCAGGTTGTGTTTGTTCGTGAGTTTCATTGGGGATTCCGTTGAGTTGGGTGCATTGTGAGAGAATTCGATCTCGATGTCAACAGGTCATACCCATGTCAATTCATCTGTTGCCGAAGGGTAACATGTGTTACCCTTAAAACTATGACGATCCAACTCCTACTCCCCTGGCCCCCAAGCGTCAACCGTTACTGGTTGGCTCGTGGCAATACGCGGTTCATCAGCAAGGCTGGCAGAGCCTTTAGAGAGGCCGTAGAGCGCGAGTGCGCAGAGATGGGTATCAAGCCCTTGGAAGGGCGTCTAGCGGTCCATGTAGCCCTGTTCCCGCCCGACAGGAGGGTCAGGGACATAGACAACATCCTGAAGGCTTTGCTTGACGCCTGCGAGCACGCCGGCTGCTATGCCTCTGACAGCCAGATCGATGAGCTGCATGTCATCCGCCAAGGGGTATCCAAGGGTGGCCATTGCACCATTCTGATCCTGAGCCTAGACTAGGCCTGCTTCGACTGAAGCAGTTGCCCATTTAAACGGGGGCCATGTGCCCCCGCTTTTTATTTGGACAAGATCCCGAACCCGGTGCCAAACGCCTCTCGTCGAGCGTCTTTGACATCATCAAGGATTTCCAACTTCTCTCTCTGAAGATCTTGGATTTCTTTGCGGCGCTGCTGGGGAGTCATCTCCTTGGATTTTGTCTCACCCACTAGGCGGATTTCTGCATTGATACCCTTGAGAGTGTTTTCAATCTCATTGACGTATTGATACATATCGGCCACATCGCCGTGCTTCTCGATGTACTTATCGGCAGCCTCGAAGTCTTCCCGATCCATCATCTTCATGTAGGTCTTGTACTTCTCATTGACCCGGTCTCTGAAGTCATAGAACAGATCTTCCCTGCCGCGTGGCACCTCTTCCCGCAGGAAGCTGCCGGTGATCGGGGTCTCTCTTGCCGATGGCTCTGGTCGAACCTCTGACATAGCGCCGATAGAGTTGCTGACCCACTGGCCCATAGCTCCAGCGGTTCCAAAGATGCCGCGTATCAGGTGGTCCACCTCCACGGGGCTAAGGGCTCTCTTGCCGTCCGTGCCCGGCACCGCAAGCATGGCGCTGATCTTCTTGCCCAGCTCTGAAGTAGCGGCCGTGTACTGCTCTGCGGCCTCGAGATCCTTGATCCCTTCCGGAATGATGGGACGCCCAGTGAAGAAGTTGCGGTTGATGGCAATCTCCAAGATGGGCTTGATACCAGCCGGGATTGGCTCCGGTCCAAGCAGCGTATCTTTGGCGACTTCTGCAAGAGCCTTCTGCAGACGTTTGCGGTCGTACTCGTTGTTTGTCCCCTCGCGGGTGACCCGGTTGTAAATTAGTTCTGGCAAGGCTTTGAAGATAAACGCCGCGCTGGTGTTCATCGGCAGCATGATCTTCGTGCCGGGGATGATGATGTTTCTGAGCTTGGTCTGGTCGTCAAGTTCATCGTACTCAGGATCTCCACCAGCCAACATGCTGTAGAGAATCGTCAGGCTGGTCAGCATGGTCACCGTGATGCCCAGCCGCATCAAGGCCTTTCTCCTCTTCATGCCCTTGAGTCCGCCACCAAGCAAGGCGCGCACCAAAACGTCTGTGGCGTTTGCATATGCGCCAAAGAATGGCACGGTTTTGACGATTGCCTGGGCATACCCAGCAGAGCCGTGATGCAGGAAGTTGATGACGTTTGCTGCTTGGTAAAGGGCCTGCGTCTCGTCTCCGGTCTCTGCCATCACTCGCTTATAAACGGCCACACGCTGCGCCATGTCTGCGGCATCACCGATGTGATCCAAGCCTTTGATAACGAAGTCAAAGACGTTACGGTTCATGATGCCCAGGCGGCGCTTGATCTCGGCCTCTGGCGTCCTGGCAGGGCTCATGTATCCGCCAATGCCGGCAGCCTTGAGGATGTCCACGACGGGGTCGGTCATGGTCAAGCTTGTCAAGAAGCCCTTCCACACTCCGCCAATCAGCGCCAGCGGGTTCTTCACGCCAGTAACCAGGGCTGCCGTCGGAGCGTCCTTAAAGACCTGCTTGACCTGGAACACGCCGGACAGCGTGATGGTGCGGCGCGTGAAGTTTGCAACAGCAGCGAGCGGAGCCCACATCTGGAGATTCAAGTTCTCCATGCCGTAGATAGATGCGGCAACCAGGGGATCTTGGATCTCAACAACAACCTTCTTGCCGTTGACGATCCAATTGAACCTTCCCTTGTTTTTGTCGACGTTGGGGAAGACCATGATCTTCCCATTCTCGTTGCGGCTTGCGTACTCCAGAACGATTCGGTTGGCGGCAAACTGACGGATGCCGTTCATCGTCATGCGCATGACGTTGCGAGTCATGTTGTCGATGATGTTCTCAATCTCTCGATTGGTCTCGAACACCACCAAGTCGTTTTCCTGAAGCGGCATGTCTATGCGCACTTCGCCACTTGATGTGACCGATATCTTGTCCGAGCTGATGCGTTGGCCGTTGACCTTCACCTTGACCACAGACGACGGCTGGATCTTGAAGTCCTGCTGACCTTCTTTGGCGCGGAAGTCCACAACAGACACGGGCTTGCCACGCTTAAAGAGTTTCTCTCGTCCAATGTTTGCCAGGGTGCGTGTGGTCGATTGCAGAGGAGAGTGAACATCCTCTTCATCATTCATGATGCGATACCAAGGCACATAGTCCTTGATCGACGAAAGCCTTTCGTAGCGCCCTTGTGACAACAGGCCAACCTGACGCCAAAACTTCAGCAGGTTCTGGTTGATTGCCGTCCAGTTGTCCATAAGTTCCCGCAGCTCTGGATGCTTTTGATCCAGCGCGGCAAACTCATTCATCTCCTCTTCGGACATGTTGACTGAAGAGACTGCCTTGTTGATGGCGTCAAGGTCAGACTTGGCATCATTGACCGCAGCTTCAGCCTGGGCAATCTCTTCTGCCGGACGCTTGAGTGCGCGCATGGCCTCAAGGTTTTGCTTGGCATCCTCGAGCGCAGCCTCGCGGTCATACAGCTCGTCCATGATGCTGATGGAGCGTTTGGCCTCAAGATAACCCTGCACGATGTCCGTGCCCAGCTGTTCTCCCAGGCGCTCCTTGATCTTTGCCTCAGCCTCGTAGACGCCTTTCATCCCAAGATTTTTGTCAACAGCAACAAAGTTGTTTTTGTCTTTGTCGTACTTGATGCCGCCCTGGAAGATGACCTGAACGCCAATGTTCCCGCTGCGGATGGCGTTGTCCAAAGCAACCGATGCGGTGGCCATGCCTTCTGATGTCCGCAGCTCACCGTTATAGCGGTCGAAGTCTCTCGCCTCGAGACCAGAGCCGTACCAGACATTCTCGTTGCGAAGGTATATCAGACCGTCCACCACGGAGTTGCTAGAGCCAACCATCGCCTCCTTCGGGTTCTGGGCCGCGTCTACGAAGAACTCTTTGCCGTTCTTGAACTGTCTTGTGATGAAAGTTTTTAGGGGAGACTTGTCAAGCATCGGCGTCTTGGGCCGGCTGTACTTCTCCAGTAGTTCTTTCTCGTCTTCAATGTTCCTCAGAGTGGTGAACTCACCGCCCACTCCGGCGACCATGTTGGCCAGAGCATCTTTAGTGATGCGCTCTCGCTTGCCGCCCATGACCTGATCAAACACCTTGTGGATGGCATAGGTGTTGTCAAATCCAAAGATGTTTTTGAGCGCCTCAAACAGCTTGCGTACAGCCTTTTTGAACCTGTCCCAAGCGGGTCCAAGCTCTGCGCCCAAGAGTTTCTCAGCATTGACCGCCCAGTACTCGGACGGGTTGATGAACTGATACATCTCGTAGGATGGCAGTGCATCTTGGGCAGCTTTGAGCGTAGCGTTTGTCGGGTTCTCAATGAAGTCTAGAACCGCATTGAAGTACTTCTGATGGAGGTCGTCTGGGTTCTGTTTGATGGCCCTGGCCAGCGCCTTTGTCCAGGCTTGAATGACGACGGCCGCCTGCTCTGGCGTCATCATTTGCTCAAGACTGTGGGACAGCTCATGCCTGACAGTCACCGGGTTATACGTGCCCGATGTTCCCTTGAACAGGCTAACAATCCTGCCAAGAGATGCAAACGAACCGGCGGTTTTTCCATCGCCCTTTCTGACGCTAAGCAGCAGACCCTCTAAAAGATCGGGGAACTTCTGATAGACCTGCTCAATAACGGCCAGAACCTCGGCATCGATGTTGCCCTTGTCGTACTCTTCAAGGGCTTTGGCCATGAAGCGTTCTGCGCTGTCTCTCCTTGGGGCGCTGCTCTTAATTGAAGCCTGAAGCTCTCTTGACTCCTGCAACATACGGGTCAAGTTACGCTGCATGTCGATATTGATCTGCCCCTTTGCCACCTTCCTCAAGGTAGTGGCAATCTTGCGACGAAGACTGGCGTATCGTTCGATCTGGTACTCACGCAGACTCTCTGCGCCAAAGTCTGCCTCTTGTTTTTTGTCAGACCCAATGTTGTAGAGGAAGTCATCCTTCTTGCCGTAGGTCACACCCCTGGCCAGGATCATGTTGCCAATCTGAATGACCTCGTCAGCGGCCACCACCGGAACAGTGGTGCGGCGATCAAAGAAATAGGCATGCCGCGTCGGGTCAAAACCAACCTGCACCCAGTCACCAGACAGGATGGCGTCATCTGCAATCTGATACGCCTGCTCTGGAGTGATCGGGTTGTACTTGCCCTCCATGGTCTGGATGGCATCCTTGGCCT